GAGGCGTTGACGCTCTACACCGTTGCCCAAGCGAAGGGGCGTCCCGTGAGCCGCGAGGCTATTCTGACGCGAGTTTCGGACTCCGAAGATCCTAATGTCGTGTCGGTGTTCCTGCTGCGCGCACGGCGCAAGCTGGTCGAGCATAGCGCGCCTAATCCAGTTCGCTCCCTGCATGGGCGCGGGCTTGCCTGGGGGTTGATCTGATGGACGCAAAGCAGCTTGTCCAGCAGGGCGATCATCTGTTCGGCAAGCGCTCGACGCTCATGTCTTTTTGGCAGGAAGTTTGTGAGAACGTCTACCCGGAGCGCGCTGATTTCACGGCGATGCGGACGCCCGGCATCAACTATGCCGACAATCTTGCCACATCCATTCCCGTCATCATGCGCCGCGAACTGGGCGACATCTTCTCGACGATGCTTCGGCCCACCTCGATCGACTGGTTCCATGCCGCGACAACCCGCGAGGATCAGGAGGATCAAGCCGCCAAGCAATGGCTTGAGGCCAAGACGGCGGTCATGCGCCGCGCGATGTACGATCCGGACTCACTGTTCACCCGCGCGACCAAGGAGGCGGATCACGACTTCGCTGCGATTGGGAATGCGGTCATTACGGTTGAGGTCGATTATTCGGTCAACAAGCTGCTCTATCGCTGCTGGCATGTCCGCGATGTCGCATGGGCCAATGATGTGCGCGGCAAGGTCTGCACCGTCCATCGCAAGTGGAAGTCGACCGCCATCGAGCAGTCGAAGGTGTTTCCCGGCAAGGTCCATCCCGAGATCCTTGAGAAGCTGACCGGCCCGAAAGCTGACCCCTATTGTGAGGTCAACGTCCGGCATATCGTGATGCCGGTCGAGGATTATCCCGGCGACTTCCCCGGCAAGGGCAAGCGCGCTCGGTTCGTCTCGATCTTCGTCGATGTCGATAACGACCATGTGATTGAAGAGACCGGCCAGAACTATTTGATGTATGTTATTCCTCGCTGGCAGACGGTGAGCGGGTCGCAATATGGCTTTTCGCCGGCTGCTGGTGCTGCGCTCCCCGAAGCTCGACTGCTTCAGGCGATGACCGCCACGCTCATTGAGGCAGGAGAGAAGGCGACCAATCCGCCGATGATTGGTGTGGGCGAGGCGTTGCGGAGCGATCTGGCGCTATATGCCGGCGGCTTCACCTCGGTCGACCCAGAATATGACGAGCGGATGGGCCAAGTGGTGCGCCCGCTCACCATCGACAAGTCCGGCATCCCGTTCGGTGTGGATCTGCGCGAGCAAGTCGTGGAAACATTGAAGGACGCCTTCTACCTCAACAAGCTCAATCTCCCGGCTCAAGGGCCTGAGATGACGGCCTATGAGGTGGGCCAGCGCATTCAGGAGTTTATCAGGGCGTCGGCGCCGATCTTCGAGCCGGTCGAATCCAACTATAATGGCGCGATCTGCGAGACGACGTTCGAGCTTCTGCTGGCGCATGGGGTGTTTGGGCCGGCTGAGGAAATCCCGGAATCATTGCAGGGATCCGATGTCCAGTTCAGCTTCGAAAGCCCTCTGCATGACGCGATCGAAAAGCAGAAGGCGCAGGTGTTCGTCGAGGTGAAGGGTATCATTGCCGATACGCTCGCACTCGACCCGACCTTTGGCGCCAATGTCGACATCACCACGGCAGGCCGCGACGTGCTCTCGGCCGTCGCGCCGGCGAAATGGCTGCGCTCAGAGGACGATGCGAAGCATATCATTGATCAGCAGCGGCAGGCTCAGCAGGCGCAACAGCTTATCGAGCAGATCAATGCCGGGGCCACCGCAGCCGAACAAGTGGGCAAGGCGGGCCAAGCGCTTGGCCCTGATGCACAAAACTCTCCTGATGCGATGGCTGCGTGATGCGTGACGTGCTGGCTCTCTTTGCAGCCGGTGGCATGCTCGTTGCTTTCATCGGCGGGCTGTTCATGGGGTTCATCGTTGGGGCGACGCTTTGAAACCGATATCCTCAATCCTTCAGCCAAAGCCAGCGCAGTCGACGACGCCCGTAACGCCGGGCGATTATTCCGAGATCCTGCTTCGCGATGCGGTCAAGCAATATCCGTTCATCGCGAAGCACAATCCGATGGTGGCATTGGGTAGCGGTGGCAGTGAGAATTACGCTGAGACATGGCCGGCGGATGAAGAAGGAGACGCGGCCAATCCGAGGCCCAAGGAGTTCCCGATCGGCAGGGTTGGTGTTCAAGTCTTTAAGCCCAATGCTTTCAAAGCTTCGGACTTAGCCGCCGAGTTTCTTCACATCGATCCCAAGGCAAACGCCGCAAGGGATGCCTTGCGCAAGTCTATGTCATCGGATCAACTCGCGAAGCTCAAGAAAGAGGCTGCCGATTACGGCGAGTCAATCCGCTCTGGACAGTCAGAGGATCGTGCCGTTCAGAACGCGATCGACAGCGCGCTGCGTGGTTACACGACCGGCCAATGGCCAAAAGAGGCCAACGACCGCATGAATTATTCGCCTCAGCAGCGAAAGATACTCGACGATCTAAAGCAGTACATGGTCACCGGCAAATGACCACCAAGCGCATACCGATCCCGAAGAAAGAGCCGGTCGATCAGGCCGCGCCTTACACTCCGGTCATCCATGCAGGCATGAAGGCATTATCTCGCGGCAATGCCTCCGAGACGCAGCAGCGTGCCGTGTTTGAATGGCTGGTCAAGGAAGCGGCTGGCGTCGGCACCAAATCCTTCCGAACCGATCCTTGCGAGACCGCATTCGCCGAAGGGCGGCGGTTCGTAGGGCTCCAGATAATCCACCTGGCGACAACAGAGGTAAAACATGACGATTAGTCAGAGGTTGTCAGCCACTTGATTACCTCAGCCCGTTTAATCGGGTCATTCTTGATATCTTCAAGCCATTCGAGTTTTTCGGCTGGTGGTCGTAACTGACGACCTTGGCTCGCAAGCCAAGCCTTTAGTTCATTGAGGCTGCCTTCTCCGAAGTTCTCGATGCCCTTAAAGTCATTTTCTGATTTGGCGCAAATCGCGTCAATATCCGTCAACCCCTCATATCTCAGGCAGTTGTTTACTCTAACCGATAGTTCAGGAAACCTCCGCTTGGGGTCTGGTTTCGAAACGCCGTAACCGTGCGGGTTCGAGCCGCTTTCGTGCCATGCGAGCAAGTCGTCCTTCCGGATGCGCACCGGATAGGAGTTATCAACGCGTCTGATTTTGCCAGCCGCTTCTGCGGCGGAAATGCGGCTCCGGCTGATTTGAAGAAGTTGGGCGGCGTCGGAGATGGTCAGCGTCTCTGTCATGCCAAGACATTAACACACCATCGATAAAAGAGGAAGCTCTATGACGACTGATACAGGCGTAGCTGATCCCGTTGCAGATCCAATTGATCCGCCCGCTGGCGATCCTCCTGCCGATCCCCCTGCTGCTAGTGACCCACCGGCTGATCCTCCTGCTGGCGATCCGGCTCCTGAGCCCTTCAAGCTCCCCGACGACTTCGACTGGCGCACGCATTTTACCGGGGGCGATGAAAAGCTGCTGAAACTCGCCGGCCGCTATCAGTCGCCCAAGGCGATGGTCGAGGCACTGGGCCAGCTTCGCTCCAAGCTCTCGTCCGGCAAGGTCATTGAGCCACTGGGCGAGGACTCGACCGACGAAGAGAAGGCGGCTTTTCGCAAGGCGCTGGATATTCCGGATAGCGCTGACGCCTATCTTGAAAAGCTCCCGGACGGTCTCGTTATCGGCGATGACGACAAACCTGCGGTCGATACGTTCGTTGCGGCGATGCACGAGGCCAATGCCCCGCGCGCCGTCACTAATGCGGCGCTGAAAGCATATTACGACATTGTCGATCAGCAGGCTGCCGAGCAGCTGAACCAGGTCTCCGCCGCCAAGAAGACGTGCGAGGACGCCTTGCGTGAGGAATGGGCGCAGCCGGGTGAATATCGCCGCAACGAGAACATCCTCGTCAACTATGTGTCTGCGTTGCCCGAGCCTGTCCGTGATGCCTTCGACAAGGGGTTGGATGCCAATGGCGTT